CGCCGCCTCGTCAGCTTTGACTATTCGGGTATTGAGCTACGCGTGCTGGCGCTCCTGGCGGAAGACGACCAACTCCTTACCGATATGGTGGAGGGCGACGTGCACTCTGAGGTTGCCGCCGTCATCGCCGGTCACCCCATCGACAAATCTACCCCGGAGGGCAAGAAGGCGCGCACCGCCGCCAAGGGCGTGTCCTTCGGTATTATCTATGGAAGCGGTGCTTCCGGGCTTGCAGTAAATATGCGCACGACGGTCGAGAAGGCCGAGGAGTATATCGATTTCTGGGCCACGCGATATAGCAACGCCTTTAATTATCGGCACCTGATGCTGGCCGAGGCCACCAAGACGCGACGTATCCGATGCGTGGACGGAGGAACGATCTATATGGGAAAAAAGCCGGAGCTGCCACAATGCGCCAACTACCCCGTGCAACGAGCCGCCCTCTCGGTGATGGCGCGCGCTTTAATCCGCCACAAGGATACGCTCGACGCCTGCAGGCTGCGCGGTGAGCAAGCACACACAAAAATAATTTCGACGATCCACGATGCAATCATCGACGAGACACTGCTGGCAGATGCCAGTAGCTGCCTGTCCCTGATGGAGCAGGATATGACCGACGCCTACCTTGATATTTTCCCAGAGGCCCCAACAGAGAGGTTAGTTGAGGGTGGGGTTGGTACAAGCTGGGCCAACCTATAATTACCATTTTTTAAAGGAGCTACCCACATGGAACAGCTAAATTTTAATTTCCAAGAAGAGCCAGCACGATCAGAGGTGCTGCGGACAGCCGCGTCATACGTCACCGGAGACCGGGCGGATGAGCACGGAGACGCGGAGGATAATTTTGGTAGGATAGCGAGGTATTGGGAAGCTCACCTTGGGGTTCCGATTACCTCACCCGACGTTGCTATTATGATGTGCCTGCTGAAGCTGTCGCGCATCAAGCACAACCCCTTGAACACGGATAGTTGGATCGACGGGTGCGGGTACCTGGCACTCGGAGCGGAACTCTCAGCGGAGGGGAAATAGATGTCTAAGACCGGGACAGAGCGGCAGTCCGAATATGAGCAGCGCCTGCGTGACGCGGGCTACCGACGCCTGCAACTGTGGGTGCGTGAAGAGGACGCGCAGAAGGTCAGAGACTTTGCGGCATCACTCAGAAAATAATAAGGCTTGTCATGCTCTTACATATATAGTAATTAGGCGGTAGATGAACTGACAAAACGGAGACAACACATGATTTATACAATCCTCATCGAAAAAGACGGCGCAGTAATCGCCGCCCAGGAAACCTTCGAGTCGACCGACGCTGCTATCCGAGACATCGTTGACTATGGCTATGCGCCGCACGCCATTCTTGAATTGCAGGAGGATGGCACGACACAGGCCTACTTTGGAGATGCGTTGTGGTGCGTTATAGATCAACATTTAGACGAACAGAGGGAGGCGTAAATGATCGAGCGGTTTAAATTATTTTTAAGAAAGGACTTTTTGAAATGGCCAGAAATTACGGAATCCCAGGCAGACAAGACTCGCCTGTCCGAACAGACGAAATCGAACCTGCTCAAGGTTCACATCCAAAACGCGGGTACAAAATGATTTTGGAGACGCTGGGTTGGTTTGCCTTTATGTTAATGATGACAGCCGTGTGCATAACATTTGGATAGGAGAAGATTATGGGCGTATTTAAAAAAAAGATGGAAGCTGATATGGACGAATATTTTAAAGATGAGGCTATGATCGAGGCGTCGATACAGGATCAAATAGAGGCCCAGGACGAGGCTGCGGAAGAAGAACGCATGATTGAGGCGTCGATTCAGTCTCAAATTGAGGCCCAAGACGAGGCGGCGGAAGAAGACCGTCTGATCGAAGAACAAATCCAAACTCAAATTGAGGAGGAGGAGGATTTTAAAGATGTTTAAATTCTTTAAGAGTTTGTTTTTAACCCCCAAACCAGAGTGGCTTGAAGATACGCCGCTTAGTAATCAATACGTTCCTGTCCCAAAATGGACACACGCCCCAAAAGGCGGCGGGCGAGACGTTTATTGCCCTAAATGTAATAGGACTGAACACGTCAAGAATTTCGCGTGGAAACATTTGACCTGCGGCGGCTGTGAAACCAAAACAACCAAATATGAATGGCTGTTGAAAAAGTGACCCATAAAAGGTCAGACGCGCTACGAGAGGCTTTGCAAGATATTGTGGATGTCGCAAGCCACGCAAATGGCGCAGCGTGGTATGCGAATATTGCCCGTGAGGCCTTGGACGATGATGACGCGGAGAAGGCCAAGACCCCGGAAGTTTGGACTGGCCCTAATCTGCAACGTCTTTTTAATGCTTGGCGGGAAGGGGACGATATCTACAGCCTGAGCAAACAATTTGGCCGGACAGAAAACGCCATTCGACAACAGCTTCACAAAGCAAAAGTGCGACGGCCCCCAAAGAAATTACGAGAAATACGCCTGATAGCCAGGCAAGGGAGAATAAAATGAAAGAATGGACAGAAGCCGAGATCACGACAATGCGCATTTTATCTGAGGCGGGAAAAACTGCGCGGCACATCGGAGCGGTATTGCACCGAAGCCGCAATTCAATCATCGGGAAAATGAACCGGATTGGAGCCGCCGCTGGGGAGCCTAAACCGGTGAAGGTTGTGGTGGAGTTGGCACCCCCATCAAAAGCGGCAGGGTGCCAGTTTCCGCTGGGCGACTATCCGTACCATTATTGTGGGGAGGAGGTAACGCCTGGGGCCAGCACTAATGCCTACTGTAAGGAGCATTATAAACGCTGTTACCGGCAACGCCTGGGTGATTCCGATAAATTTAAGGTCGAAGGCAAGGGCCGGATATACCCTCGCCCAGTCGTGGGATGGGGCAGTCACATGACAAGCGTGCTGTGATTACTCGACCGCTCGCATACGCTTAATTAGTCGCTCTGCCCTGGCCGGAACCTGCCGCCGCCACTTTGAGTCGTGCATCTCGTCTGCGGCGGTAGACCAGTCTCTTTCATCTACAGCGGCAAGCATTTTTCTGAATCCGATAATTCGGCTTCGGCCCATATTAAAGACCATATTTGCTAAAATTAGTCTTACTTCTCGTGGCATATCATCAAACTTGGGAACGATATCCCGGCAGTCGGCCATGGTCCACGCGATGTCCTTACCGAACAACTCGTCCACTCTATCCTCAGATACGGCAGTGCCTATGGACTTCCAGAACTCCGGGTCACCCTCCTGGCAAAGATGCCCGATACCTACAGTCAAATGCCCTTCCGAACACAGATAAGTGTGCGTAACGCATCCCTCGTCAGCCGCCAATTCTTTTCTCAATTGTTCTATCATTTTACACTCCCTGTTGGTGTCGCCGCTAACTCGTAATAGGAAATAATCCCTCCCTGCTGGGCCACGAACCTTTTAATTTCGCTCATATTGAGAGAAAGGGTCTCATAATCTCGCACACTCAAGGCGTAAAATACCAAAACGCCATTCTGCTTTTCAAACCTCTGCTTAAATTCTTGGTAAGTATCGGCAGTCACAACATAGAAATGAATGTCGTTTAAGGACAATGGCCGGGGACGTTTCTGGATCGGGATGTTCCGCTCGATCTCAACCGTCTTAACTTCAAGGACATCCTTGATGCTGCTGCAACCGCTACTTAGCAGGAGGGGCAGCACCAGACAGAGCTTCCAGAGACTTGAACAGTTTGGCAGTGGCTGCATTGATTCTGGCCTCCACCAGCAGTGGCTTTTTGAGCGATAATTTTGATAGGTTGTGTTTCCGCAGCTTACCAATCAACACGTCTTTGTAGTCGTTCGCCTTGTCCAGGTTCGCACGCAGGTCTGAATTCAGCTTGGCAAACTTCTTTTGGTCCGCAACTAAGGTATTAATCGTGTCGTCTAAGACCTGTTTCGCCATGCGGAGCTTCACGTCGTTTGCGATTAGCGTTTCGATGCGCTCCTGTGTCGAGGTCACATAATACCATGCCCCTCCTATAGCACCGCCCACGAGGCCAACTACGACGATTAAAACATATAGACGTATCACAGGATCAGTTCTTTTTCCCTTAACACCAAACCCAGGACGGCGACGGCCACACCCACAATAGTGACGACATCAAGCCCGGTCAGCACACCAACGCCGACAGCAGCCGCTCCGATGGCGGCATAACTCGACGCCTCTGTAAATCTTCCAACAATCCAATCGAGTACAATCATGATAATTCCTTTATTTCCGACTCATGTAGGCACTCATGCCCATGTAGGCGCAGGTGATTCCACTAAAAGCAATATACGCCAAACCAAGTAGGTCACTAATTGATTTTAACCTACTCTCACTCACCACAAAGAACAGAAGCCCGGTCATCAAAGCCATAATAGCCAGCGCAGACCAAGCCATCCTACGCTGTGCGTCCATCTTCTCAGCAGTCTCCAGAGCTTCTACAACCGCAAGCTCTGCGTCTGACACAGTCCCATCGCCATCTAAATCCAGGGCTTGATACTGGCTGTCCGGCTGTAGCTTTTTCTGTGCCATCAATCACCGTCCTTAACGGGCTTGTGGTCACCGTTGTGCATCTTACTCATGCGACTCGATTCTTCTCTTAGATGTTCAACCTCAACAATAATTCGTTCAAGTGATCGATGAAGTTGCTCCCTACTAGCCGGATCAAGCATTTTACTAAGAACACTAACGCGCTGCTCTGATATCTGTGTCGCCGTATTATTCTTGTCCAGATCGTTATCTAAGTGGTTTAAACGCTTGATGATCGTTTTAATATCTTCTTCAAGTTCGACACACTTTGCACGCGTAAGCACAAATGAGGCGACCACAGACGCGATCATCCCCGCCAAGGTAATTAGCAGACGCGCGTCTAGTTCCATATTAGTTTATCGCAGCAACAGCAGTTTCTTCTTTACTGGCATCAGACACACTCTCTATTAAAGCCTTGGTGAAAAAGTCCAAGGCACCCGTGAATTGGTCAACCTGGAACTGAGCCTGTTGCCGTTTGGCTTGCAAATCCCGGCATTGCTCAACGATATAACGCTGTTTATCATCGAAATCTTCTTCAAAATTATACTCTTCGCCATTAATGGATACGACATTCTTTTCATCGGTCATTTTAGTTGTCCTTTAAATTAAGCTGCCCAAGGAGACCCAGAGCCACTAACCGGGGTCTTGAGAACTGCAATCTGAGCGGCTACGGAATTTTCCTGGTCACTAACCCCATCGTCCCCAAGAGCAGCTTTGAGCCACGCAATCGCATTGGCTTCAGTAATATCACCGTAGGCAATGAAGTCCGAAAGGTCATCTGTCGGGATACCTGTAGAGCCATACGTGCGGCCATGATTCCCATCGGCGTCTGCGTCAGTGCAGTCCCAATGGATATTGGTGACGACGTTAGTCTTGCTGTCCAAAGAGACAGTGTAGTCGAGTTGTACTATTGACCATGTTGCAGCCATTTTGATTATCCTTCTAGTGCTGTAATTCGTGTTTTAAATGATTCAATAATAACCTGCTGCTCTTGGATGG